CGCGCCTATAAGCGCAGCTTCCATCTCTCAGACCTTCCGGTCTGTGTGAATGGGGACGATGTCCTTTTCTGGGCAAAGGGAAAGGCGCACTATCAGATCTGGAAACAGATTACTGGTGAGTGTGGTCTCAAGTTCTCCCTCGGGAAGAACTACACCAGCAGAGAGGTCTGCATCATCAATTCTGAGATGTACCTCTTTGTGAGACCCGGAGATTACAAGCTCCATCAGCCCTCCCTTCTCTTTCGACAAGAGAAAGCCCTCAATTCCAGACTCCTTTGCGGAGGAACTCGCTCTTCAGCGACTTCCGGGTTTGATCCGCTCAGTCTGTCTGATAAAGATCTCAGTATCTATGCTGCGGCTCTCCAACAAGACGGTTTCTGCTTCCGGAAACATACCGGTAGCAAGCTTCGCCCCTACAAAGGGGTCGAGCCTCAACCCAAAACCGTCCTTCGCTCACTTCGGAAACATTACCGACATGGTGATTTCTCCGAAGACTATGCGAAATGGTACAACACAGTGCCTTCCCGGGGAGAGGGTCTCATCAAACAACTTGATGGTGAGATCTACGCAGATGAGATTGTTCGTCCACATATGAGAGAATCCTCCCTGAAGGTCTTCAATGACCTTCAAGTGTCCCGCCTGTTTAAGTTCGCTCGGTGCGAGCCTAGGTTGTTAACAACCGGCCGCCCAAGGTTCTACATTCCACAGGCTCTAGGGGGTTTGGGTTTAATACCTCCTAGCAACTACCAATACACCATCACAGATCACCTGGCTTGTCTTACACTTAAGAATCAACCAGTCGCGGCTCATAAGTGGGTGAAGTCTATCACACCTTCTATGGCCTCGGTCTCCTTTATGGAGAGTGTCCGGGCGGAGATCCAGGAGTTACAAGACACTCTTGAGATTCAAAGAAGCTTCGTCCCGGCCGCAGAAATTGAGATGCTGCGGTTCTTTGGTGAGGAAACCCAGTTTTGGGATCACGAATTCCTTGTTGGATTCGTAAGCGCCGAAAATGTGGTAGTTGACCAACACTCCCGTGCTCAGAAGGAATCCAATTTAGATCGGATACTGAGTACAACTAAGTGGGGAGACAGGACACTAAGTGCCGAGATGACCCGACAGGTTAACCGCCAGTTGGGACTCGGACGAATCCGGGACTGTCAGCGCGTCCTGGGGGAGGATGGAAAGATCACATGGGTGGGGTCAATTGAGGCGGAGCCGTGGTTAAAAGACCTCGACTACATGACCTCGATTCGACCTATGCCGAGATTCGAGTAGATGCTGGAACCCTAAAGTTAGGCTTTAGGGCCCCAATGAGATTCTAGGTGAGATTATGGGAAAATGTAAGTTTGTATGAAGCCGTTATGGTGGACAG